AATTTATCAAACTGTGATTTTATAGTTTTCATAAAATTATCATGGTCTGCAACACCAACAGAATTTTTTAAAAATGTATCAATAACTGCTGTACTCTCCGCAACCTCTGCGTCATACAGCTTTTTTAATGCTATTAACCACATATTATAAGTTACTGTTAGCTAATTTATTTTTAACTTCGTTTTGATATGCCATATCTTTAGCATATCTAGGGTCAGCCATAGCCTCTGTTACTTGAGCCCATGACAAGAAACCTTGTTCTTGACTTGGTTGTGCTTTACCTTCTACAAGTTTAGGCTCAACACCATTAGCTCTTTCAAATTGACCTTTAAGTGCATTGACAGCTAGTTTAACTGTGTCCATGTCACCACTGTTTACAGCTTTGTTGTAAGCAGTTTTCTCACCTTCAGTCATATTTTTAGAAGCCCAGTCAACCATCTCCTGATATGTGTCATCACCACCAACAGTAGATTTAATTTCATCTGCTTGTGTTTTAGCAATAGCTTCTTGACCTGCAATGTAACTATCCACATATTCTTTTGATATGCCTGCTTTTTCTAAAGCTTCATAAGACTTTGTATCTAACTCACCTTTTTCAGCATACTCTGCTTGTAAAGAAGACATATCTAAACCTGCATCAGTAACAGCTTTCTCAGCTATTTCTAAATTATTATCAGACTTAGGTGTTGCTTTAGCAACTGGGTCTACTTCGTCTTTTGTTTCTTGAGATTGTCCACCAAGTTTCTTTTCTAACTCTGCATATGACTTTGCTAAATCTTCAACACTGTTGAATTTTTCAGGCAAGCCTTCAGGTTTACTTTGTGCCGACTGTGTCTCGTTTGTTTGTTCTACTGGTTGTTCAATACCAGTTTCTTCTTCCTGTATTTCTACTTTATCTACCATCTAATTATCCTTCTTGTGATTGTTTCATAGCACCTTGTACTGCGGGTGCTATAGCCTTCTCTGCCATTTGCATCATCTGTTGATTTTGCATAGCATCTTCTTGAGCTGATTGTTCTTGTGCAAGTTCTTCATCAGACTTAACAAGACCTTCCGTATCAATACCTAAACCAGTAGCAATACGTTTAATTAAATCCTGAGCATTTAAACTTTGTACTACAGCAGGATTTACTTGTGCTAAGTTTGCAATCTCAGCAACAAATTCTCTTAATTTTTGTAAATCATTTCCTCTACCTAAAGCTTCTACACCTGTAATAATTGTAGGCTTAACAGAATTTTTAGGTAATGAAGGTATCTCATTTGCTTGAGACATACGTTTCATTAATATGGTCACCAAAGGTAATTGAAACTCTTGTGATAGTAATGAATATATACCACCCATAGCAGTTTCTAATTGTTGAGCCATGTATCTAATTTCTTGTGCTGTTACTCTTTCAGCATCTCTTTGTATAGCTGTGTTTAATAAGAAAGCATACGATAATCTTTCTTCTAACTTAGCAATACTTCTCTCTACGACTTGTAAGTCATATTGTTTTTGTGCTTGCAATACTGCTACATCATCACCACTACCAGTAATTATGTCACCGTTTCTAGTATTAGCTAAATCTTTTTTTCTAGTAACAGAATTAGGTCTTACCATAAATACTACTTTAGAAGATGCAGCTGCACTTTCTACAAGTGATTGAGATAATCCTTCTAATGATTTTAAATCACCTAAAAACTCTTCTACATAACCACGACCATAATCTTCATTATCTACTCTTACCATTCTTAATGCTTGGTATGGTAGACTGTCTACAGGGTATGTACCTTGTGAGCTTTCAATCTTAACACCTTTTACTTCTTGACAAGTGTAAAATTCTTTATCGTTTAATTTGTAAATGTGTGTGTAAAGTTCACACTCTTCATCTGGTTTGTAATCTTCAAACTGTGAAATTCTTTCTAATGTGTCACCATCTAAATATGTTGGATGAATAGTTTCTTCAATAACTATTTCTACAATGTTACCTGAAGCATCTCTTTTACATACAAAATTTGTTAAAGGAAATACTCTCATAGTTCCTTTTTTAGGTAAGTAAGTTAAGACATTACCTGCTACAATTAAATGTTTTAATGCTTCAAACACACTAACTCTTAATGCAAGTTGTTCTATTTTACTTGAGACTTCTCTTTCAATAGTTGCTAAAGATTTTTCTACTTCAGACTTAATTTCTTTTTGTTGGTCTAAATCTCTTTTAGCGTTACCTGATACTGATAATCTAAAAAATGGGGAATTGGGTGGAAGCAAAAGTAAAAGAAGTTTACTTGCTAAGTTGTTAACGCCTCTTGCGCCAACTGATTGAAATGGATTATATAAATCTGTAGAAGAATGAAAGCCATCTGGTGGTAAAAGTGAAGGTATAGTTAATTCACTACACTCTTGTCCTCTATCTAAAAAGTGTTCTCTGTGTTGTCTTAATGTTTCGTATCGCTCTTTAGCGCTTTGTTGTAACATATTATTATAATGCATAATATTAAGTTATATTTAAACCGGATGTAGTGGGTATGTTTAGACCAGAAGATGTTTGTAAAGCTGTAGTTCCAACTTTTTTCTTTTTCTTCAAATCTAAATCTTTGTCCATATCTACTGCTGTTTCTACTTTAGGCGCTTTATCTTCTTCAATAGGCGCTGAAGGTGGAATAGGTGCAGGAGCTTGCACAATTTGAGGTGCTTTAGGCTTTGATAAACACATAATTACTTCTCTGTCCTCTCTTTTAACATGTTAATAAACTTGACAACATCACGTTGACCTGCTTCAAAGTATATTTTATTAGGATTATCTGTTAAAACAGCAGACTTTTCAGGATAAACTTTGTTTAAAAGTTTAACTAACTCGTCTACTGTTGCAGGTAAAACTAAATCTTCTTGGTCAATCATATTGTTTTCTTCTAAAAAGGGCACTTTAGTCCCACAAGTTTCCTGTTATAGTTCCTTTGTTATATTCTGTAGCTCTATTCTCAAAGAAATTAGCATGTTCTACACCATTTAATACCCAATCTAACCAACCTAATGGGTTATCTTTTACACCATAATTAGGTTTTAAAGACAATTGTAACAGTCTTCTGTCAGCAATGTATCTAATATATTGTTTAACTTCTTCTGCTTTTAATCCTCTGATACCACCCATAGCAAAAGCCAAATCAATAAACTTATCTTCTAAGTCTACCATATCTCTACATGTTTGATAGATACTTGCTTTAAATTTTTCTGTCCAAATATTTGGGTTTTCTTTTATTAATTGATGAAACAATTTAATCATGCTTTCAACATGGTGTGTCTCATCTCTAATAGACCAAGTTACAATCTGACACATTCCCTTCATACGTCCATATCTTTGAAAGTTAAGAAGCATAACAAATGATGCAAACAACTGTAAGCCTTCACCAAATGCAGAGAAACAAGCTATCTCTCTAGCCATACCTTCTAGTCCTTTACCTTTAGATGTAAACAAGTATTCATGTTTATTAGCCATCTCTTTGTATTCTTGAAATGCTTTGTATTCTTTATCAGGCAAACCAATAGTATCATTTAATAATGAATAACTATGTGCATGATTAGCTTCACTTGTTGCTATAGAAGACAACATCATTCTAACTTCCGGTGCTTTAAATTTAGGTATGTATTTATCTAAATAAGCTTGTGCTATATCTACATCACCTTGAGTAAAGAACTTTAATATTTGTCCTATTAAGTTTTTTTCTTCTACTGTTAATCTTTCATTCCAGTCTCTCACATCCTCGTGTAATGGTACTTCGCTTGGAAGCCAGTGCATTTTTTGTTGCATGTCGTAAGCTTCAAAAGCCCACCCATAATCAAATGGCTTGTAGTAAGTTCGTTTGTCAAATAAACTCATATCTTTTTTTCTAACTCCTTAATGTAATCTTCTTCTTCTTTTGGTAACTCTTCTTTAGTTTTATCTTTACCAAATATACTGTCCCAGTTTTTTTTATATTTTTCAGTTGGAATATGTTTTCCGTCTCTTATTTTATAACTATTGAAACCCATGATATAATTCTACTCCTTCTATAATAATTATGATTAATAATTCTATGGCTAAGATAGTATGATATACTGTCCATAACACAGATTGTTTTTCTTTCTTTTTTTGTTTTCTCTTTTTCTTTTTTAATGGTTTATAATTAACCCCATCAAATAAACTACTGTCTGTCATTATCCCTCACAAGCTAAACAATCTGCTTCAGGTATGATTGTTCTTTCTACTTTTTTTGATACTAACTCAGCACGTTTAATTGCTTCTGAACGACAATAATACAAAGTCTTTAACTTTTTCTTCCAAGCCAACATATGCATGTCATGTAATTCTTTAATGTTTACATCAGCAGGTACAAATACATTGACTGATTGTCCTTGACAAATATGTTTCTGTCTGTCTGCTGCATGCTCAACTATCCATTGTTGATTTATTTCTATTGCTGTTTTAAATATATCTTTTTCATTATCAGAAAGAGCATCTAAATGTAATACTGAACCTCTGTTTGCTAAAATAGAAGTCCATGTTTCTTCATTGTTAATACCTTTTTTATCTAATAATTTTTCTAAGTATTTATTCTTAACTAGAAAAGAACCTGACATTGTTTTTTGCACATAAGCATTAGCTCTGTATGGTTCTATTGATGGTGATGTTGTACCACAAATAATAGAACTAGAAGCATTAGGTGCAATAGCTAACAAGTGTGCATTACGCATACCGGTTCCTTCCATGTCTGGAGCTTCACCTCTTTTTACTGCTAGTCTTTTACTTTCTTCTACAGCTTGCTCTTTAATACTTTTAAATATTTTCATGTTTAATGATTTAGCAAGTGCACCTTCAAACGCTATACCTCTTGATTGTAAGTATGCGTGAAAACCCATAGCACCTAAACCTAAACTTCTTTCACTGTTTGCACTAAACTTAGCTCTAAACAATTCATCAGGTGCTTTGTCAATAAAATACTGTAGCACATTATCTAAGAACCTAACTAAGTCAGGTATAAATAAACTGTTATTCTTCCACTCATCATACTTTTCTAAGTTAACAGAAGACAAACAACAAACAGCTGTTCTGTTTTCATCAGTAGCTAGTGTTATCTCTGTACATAAATTAGAATGATTAACTTTTAATCCTAGTTTCTTTTGTGTTTCAGGCAGTGCATCATTTACTGTATCAATAAATGAAACATAAGGCTCACCAGTGGCAACTCTTGTCTCTAATATTTTTAACCACAAATCTCTAGCTGAAACAGTCCGTACTATTTTTTTAGTGTGCGGGTCAATTAAATTCCAAGTGTCATCAAACGTAGGTTCTTTAATGCAGTTATCTATTAAATGCATAAACTCATCAGATATGTTTACACCATGATGTAAGTTAAGACATTTTCTATGTACGTCACCACCACTAGGTTTTCTCATTTCTAAAAATTCTATTATCTCTGGATGTGATATATCCATGTATGCTGCATAACTACCACGTCTTGTTTTACCTTGAGAGAACGCAAGTATCTCACTGTCAACTACGTGTAAAAAAGGTATTGAACCAGAAGACTGTGAACCACCAGAAGTTTGTGTGCCATCACTTCGCACGTCACCCCAGTACCCACCGATACCACCGCCAACAGAAGCAAGCCAAGCGTTCTCTGTGTAGTGTCCTGTCAATCCTTCTCTACTATCACCTACATAATTTAAGAAACATGAAATAGGCATGCCTCTTTTACTACCGGCATTAGACAAAACAGGCGTAGAATACATGAACCAAAGTTTAGATGCATAATCATATATACGCTGTGCCATCTCATCATTATCAGAAAAAGCTTTTGCTGCTCTCATAAAACCTTCTTGAGGTGATGTTTCTTCTGGTAATAAATACCTATCTTTTAATGTTGTCTTACCAAAATCAGTAAGTAAATTATCTCTTTCGTAATCTATCATTCTTTTGTTTCCGTTACTCTTGGTTGTCCTTCTTTTTCTATAATAAAATCAATATATTGTTTAGCTTTTTTTAAGTCTTCAATACCATGTCCCTTGTATCTCCACCTAGAAATATACTTTACAACGTTGCCCTCACAATACGTAAGGTTATTTTGTATGATATAATCTATAGGTTCTATGCCACCTTTATTATAGTGTAACGGTTTTTTTATATTGTCCATAATTTTACTTCTCCTGTTTTCTTATTGTAATCACCATGTCTTAGTATACGTGCAACCCTAGCTTGTTGAAGAGCTTCAGCCTCTGTATATCCTTTATCTACGTAAATCTTTTTGACTATCTTCCATAGGTCTAAAAGGGGAACGTTAGTATATTTCTTAATCAGCTTCTCAGCAGTCTTAATTCCAACACCTTCTATGCCGTCATACCCGTCAACTTTATCACCTGTCAAAGTCTGTATCATAAACCAATAGTCAGCCATTCGTTGTGGTATTTGTTCTACAGTCATAGCATCTTGTGATAATTTACAAGGTACAGTTCGTAGGTCTTTGTCTATACTAACAACAATACGCTCTTCATCTGTAGGTTCGGTAGCCATAATACCCATAACATCATCTGCTTCTAAGTTCTTCCATACAACTCCGTTATGTTTTTCTAATACATATTTTCTCAAAGCTTTTAATGTAATTGGTTTACGCTTGTCTTTTCTATTGCTTTTGTATGAAGGCAATACATCTTTTCTAAAATTGCTACTGTCTGTTAATGCAATAACATAGTCATCAGCTTGTAAACTAGCGCCTAAGTCATCTACAACTGCATCTACGTCAGCTTTACACAAAGTTTCATCACAGTGTAGTGTCCATAAACCGTCACCCCAGTCTGTTTCTACTTCATTATTAAGTGCTATCTTATATAATAAAATATCACCATCAATTAAAAGTACTCTTTTTAGTTTCATGTTTCTCCTATATGTCAAATGTTAATAAATCTTCTTTAGGAATTA